TTTCAGGATGTATGAAGTGGAGCGCCTCATGGAGTAGGGTGCTGATGATTTCATCCCTGTAATCCAGTTCAATTTTCTCGATATCCTGGTGGCAGTAGCCTCTTGCGGATTTGAGTTTCTTGATATGGAATATGCGGGGTTTCTCCCTGAACAGTTTGTATAGCTTACGTACAAACTGGTCCTTGTTTATAAGTGGTGTCTGAGCCATCTTTATATTTTAATATAAGCAATTTTCCCGTAGGTATCAAGGGGTTATGCAAAAACCTTTTTTTTCTTAAATACCATAAGTTTAAATTTGTGTTTATATTTGCTGTAGTTTAAACAATAACAAATGGCTGAAGAAACAAAAGAAAAACCCACACGTGAACAACTGGTTCAGTGGTACAAGGATGAGATTGAACTCGCAGGGTTGCGCAGCGAGTTGTCCAAACAACAGCGTGATGCTGCTGTCTACGAAGCTGAGCGTATTCAGGCGATTGCTGCGATCGCACAGATGACGCAGATGCCTGATGAGTCCGAGGAATCTCCAAAGAAAAGAACTTTAAAGAAGGAGCAAAAGGACCCTGAAGATGGATGTTAAGAGAGTGAATCGCAAGATCCGTTTGGATTCCTTGCACAGTTCAATAAAGTATCAGATCTTCAATGAGCTGGTCTTTCTTCGCAAGATGCCCTTGACGGATGCGGATGTGGTTTATCTTGCGTATCTTGTACAGATGGGACCCATCCCGTTGAAGGAGTTTTGCCACAAGGTGGTGGTTGAATTGTTCGGTCAGAAGATTGAAACGGACGTCAACCAGCATCCTGTGCGTGTGCAGAGTGTGCGTAACCGACTTGGTAAGTTAGCCAAGAAGGGATTGGTCACCAAGAATGGAAACGGAAAGAAGACCATTTCCGCCATGCTTCCTTGTGAGATTGTCTCCAAGGGTGATGTGTTGTTGGAATATAACTTCCTGTATATTGAAACCCAAAAGGATAAAGGATCTGTTGCCGCATCTGGCGCAGCAGTTTGATCTTTCAGAAAAGGAGATAGCCAGCGTATTGGATGCGTATTGGGACAATGTTCGCAAGACATTGAGTTCCCTTGAACACAACAGGATTTACATGAAGGGACTCGGTACCTTCTACATAAAGCCGTGGTCGATTGACAAAAAGATGAGGATCAATGACGCGGTGATAGGCAAGTACGCGGACAACCCCACTGCTGGAGGATTGCAGGTGATAGACCAGTTGTTCAAGGACAACATGAAGCTCAAGAACGTACAGGAGAAAGAGGAGGAGTTTAAAAAACAAAAGGACAAGAAGAAAAATGATAGACGTAATCAAACTTTGGAAGGAGAAGGATAAGATATTTGAAGGTATTGTCAACAATATTTTCAAAAAAGCTGATGTTGAACACATTGCAGCAGAACGCATGTCCGTATGCGAAACTTGTCCAGACATTGACCGTGAAGGAAGCAAATGTTTTGCGCCTGGAACCTCACCGTGTTGCGGTGTTTGCGGTTGTTCCCTCAAGTTGAAGACACGTTCTCTCTCGTCCGCCTGCGATAACGGCAGGTGGCTTGCCGTCCTCAATGAAGAGGAGGAAGCTGTACTGGATCAATATCTTGCTGAGAAAGAAGCAAAACAAAGATCCGATGAAACTGATATTCGAACCGGTGACTCACACCTACAAAACGAGCGAGAATGAGGAGTTCACAAGTGTGACCAAGCTTCTATCAATGTACAAGCAGCCGTTTGACGCACCCGTCGCAGCTGCGAAGGCATCAAGGAACATGAGAAGCAAGTGGTATGGGATGCAGCCGGACGAGATCATGAAGGTCTGGAACAAGGAGGGTGAGCGCAGCATCAATCTTGGAAACTGGTACCACGACCAGCGCGAGCGTGATCTGTTGCAGTGTGACACGATCAGTTATTCGAACAACATATTGAAGGTGCATGGATGTCTTTATGACGAAGAAGGCATGAAGACCGCACCTGACCAGAAGATCGGTGATGGTGTGTATCCCGAGTTTTTCCTTTATCTCCCAAGTGCAAGGATTGCAGGACAAAGCGACAGGATCACTGTTTCAGGTGGTAGGGTTGACATCCTGGATTACAAGACCAACAAGGAGATCAAGACCCAGGGATTCAGGAATCATGAAGGTCTTACCCAGAAGATGCTGTATCCGCTGAATCATCTGGACGATTGCAACCTGAACCATTACACGGTGCAGCTGAGCATCTACATGTACATCATATTGAAGCATAATCCCCTGTATTTTCCAGGTGAATTAACGCTTCAGCACATCGTATTCGAGGAGGACTACGACAAGGACCCTTTCGGATACCCTGTATATCTCAGGGACGAGGAAGGAAACTTCATCATCAAGGAAATAATCCCATACAAGGTTCCTTATCTTAAGGATGAGGTCCATACGCTTATTGAACATTTCAAAGAAACAAAAACAAAATGAAACTAAAAGGAAAAAGAGTGCTGTTGAACAGACCTGTTATTGAAAAATCCCCCATCGAGATGGCTCCTGAAGTGAAGGAGAGCATTGACCGAGACAACATGAAGAAGTGGACGCACCTTGAGGTGTTCCAGATCGGTGAATCCGTCGAAGGAATCGAGGTTGGCGACATGGTGTATCTTCCAAAAGGTGCGCTTGAACGTTCCGATGTGATCGATGTCGAGGGTGAACTCAAGCTCATGGTGTCGGATTTTGACATTGCCATAGTATGGTGAGGATATTCGACATATCCAACGGAACGGTTGTTCCCAGCGAGCATTGTTATACGCTGAAGGATCTCAAAGCCGTGATGGATGCGTGTCCTGAGGATTATCTCAACGCGTATGCGTACATATTCTATATGACATGTCCCAATCCTGATCTCAATCCGTTCTTTGACGTGGTTGAAACCGACAGGGAGATGATGATCCTAAGACAACTTGATCCCAAGTTCTCAGTTGAGGATCCTGCCATCATCAAGGCTCTTGAATTATGCAGGCAGTTGTATGAAACACCCACACTCAGGTCATACATGGGTATCAAGAAGATGCTTGACAAGCTTGCCAAATACATGGAAACCGCTCCCATTGAAGCAGGAAGGGATGGTAACATCATGGCGTTGGTGAATACAGCCTCGAAGTTTGAATCCATCCGTCAGAGTTTCAAAGGTGCGTACAAGGATTTGATGGAGGAACAGCAGTCCCAGGTGCGCGGAGGACAACAACTAGCATATGACCAGCAGTGAAACACATGAATCGTGATTGAAATTTCGGTAAGCATACCAACATATGACGCGGACAGCGGTCTGTGGTCACACACGGATTTCAATTCCAGAGAGGAATTGCTTGCTTTTGCCAAAAGCATATTCAAGGAACCTGGTCAGTATGGATTCGATCACACATCTCTTTTGTTCAATGAACAAGCAAGGATGTTCAACAAAACCAGGGTTTATTGCATAGCTCCTCCAAGGTCCAAGGATTATGTATTGTATTGGGACTTTGAAAAAGAGAAATGCCGCAAGGGTGTGATCTTCAAATCACAGGGTAAGACCTGGTACATCACCAGGGATTACTACATGTGGTTGAATTTCCTTCCCATCTACAACAAGGAAGTAGGTAAGTTCACGTTTGCCGACGTCCGCGACGCTCAGTACCACATGGCGTTGTACGAAGAGATCGCCAAGTTGAGTTACAAGCATGCTGCGATTCTCAAGAAACGTCAGATCGCATCCTCGTATTTCCACGCAGCCAAGATGATCAACGGATTCTGGTTCGAAGAAGGATGGGTGAACAAGATGGCGGCGAGTCTGAAGGATTACATCAATGAAAAAGGAACCTGGCGCTTTCTGGATGAGTATAGGAACTTCCTCAATACACATACGGCATGGTATCGTCCGTGTCAACCAGACAAGACATTCAACTGGGAACAGAAGATTGAGGTGAAACAAGGTGGTCGTAACCGCGACATAGGTCTCAAATCCGTGATGATCGGCATAACCTTGGAGAAGGATCCCACCGCAGGTGTCGGTGGACCTTGCAATTTCTTTTTCCATGAGGAGGCGGGTATCGCACCCAAGATGAATGAGACTTTGGAATACCTCCTACCTGCACTCAAGTCAGGTATGATATACACCGGAATGTTTGCCGTTGCAGGATCCGTGGGTGACTTGGATCAGTGTGAACCTTTGAGGGATCTCATATTCAATCCTGACTCAAAGGATGTCCTTGCAGTTGGTACCAACCTGGTGAATGAGAACGGTGACTATGGTGAATGCGGATTGTTCATACCTGAACAGTGGAGCATGATACCATGCATCGATGAATACGGCAACTCGCTTGTCGAAGAGGCGTTAGAGATGATACATGAGGAACGTATCAGATGGAAAAAGGAGCTGAAAGCGAATGATTACCAGCTCCGCATATCACAGAAACCAACCAACATTGAGGAGGCGTTTGCTTACAGGAAGTCTTCCGTCTGGCCTTTGCATCTGATAACAACCCAGCTGCGCAGGATCGAGGACAAGGAGTATTTCTGTGAAACTGTTGAACTGTCTCGGACTGAAACAGGTAAGATAGAGGCAAAACCTACAAGGAAACTTCCCATCACGGAGTTTCCGCTCTCCCCCAAGACACAGGATAAGGAGGGTGCTGTCCTGATATGGGAGCGTCCGATAGAGGACGCCCCGTTCATGACATACTTCGCATCGGTCGATCCCGTGGGAGAAGGTAAGACCACGACTTCGGATTCCTTATGCAGCATATTCATATACAAGACTCCGCTTCAGATCACCAAAAAGAAGTATGACGGAAGCATTGAAAACCATATAGAACACGACCAGATAGTCGCCTCATGGTGCGGCAGGTTCGATGATCTGAACAAGACCCATGAACGGTTGGAGATGCTCATAGAATACTATGGTGCATGGACCATTGTCGAGAGCAACATCTCGTTGTTCATACAGCACATGATATTCAAGAAGAAACAGAAGTATCTGGTGCCCAAATCACAGATCATGTTCTTGAAGGACCTTG